GGTCTGTCACCGTTGCTTTCCATAGCTCTACCAATCTCATCTACATAAGATACTACAGCTATTGAATCATGACTGTTGATTGTAGACTGAATATATAATATTCTGTGATAATTAGTAACTACGCCGTCGCTTTGACGAATTTCTTTTTTTAAAGCCAATTTTATTATTCCTCCTATGAGAATGTTATCTTAATATTAGCCCAGATGCCGCAAGGACTATTGTTTGTAACATCTGTAGTATTTGGCATTTTTGCAAATACATGGATGCAGCCTCCACTAAGCGTTGAGTGTACAGCATATTTGCTAGGTTTGACATATTTTGTTGATGAGCCACCATACAAATACTTATTATTTTGTCGGACCATAAGCCCTTCCACACTTGTTACTGTTACCGTCGGGTTCCCAATTATTGGTTTTGATAATGGAATTATAAAAATGACATCCTTGCCGGAACTCGTAATATATCCAGCAGTACCAAAAGTTGCACTGATCGAATCGCCAGCGCAAAAATATGGTCTCCAAGCCCCTAAATAGGTGGATAAATATATTCTCCCTGCATCCAACTTTATTACGTCTGAAGACACAATCTTTGTATTAGAGTTATCAGCATATATCCCATTTCCAATGCTTTCGTACAAATCAGTATAGGATGTTCCACTTTTTACAGATAACGAGAGACTCATATTATCTTTTGCACTATCATAATATAATTCAAGCGCAGCCTTACCACCGGCATTAGTATTACCTGCATCTTTTGTTTGCTGTGTTGATACAACAATGTTGTTTCGTGACTTTACAACAGAACCAGTACCACTATAAACAGGGTCTCCATCTTCATTCACTACCTTAATATCTGTAATTCCAAATCGTACAATTTCGCTGTTATTGTTGCGCACACACATTCCATTTGCGTCAAGTAACGCGTTCTGTCCAAGTTCATTGCCTCGCATATCACCGACAACTAATCCAAGTCCTTCGATATATTTCATAAAGTTAGTTGCAACTTTAGCAGCCTCTGATATCTTGTCTTCCTGACTGCTAAAGTTTTCCTCGGTAACATCTTTAAAGTTCTCGTAGGATTTCTTTACCTTAGTAGCTGTCTTATTCGCTTTAATTGCAACAGAGTCATCCGTAGGTGGTGCTGTAATGTTTCCTGTTAACCATGCTTTTCCGCCGCTGACACGGATTTTTACTGTGTCACCTGTCTTACAATTAATCGCCATCTGTGCGGGGGTTTCATCTGCTCCACCGTCAATGTGGACATATGCCGTTTTTTCGTCAACGCGAAGGACTTTTGCAACCGTGTCGTAAGGCTTTGTTTTGCTTTCTTTCATTGCCGAGGCAATCTCTTTTATGAAATCATTCAATGCTCTCTACCTCTTCCTTTGTCCGGCATCCGTGTTCAAGCGACAAGGTTTGTGATATTATTCTGAATTTTCCAGTAAGGCCATGTCTCGGATAATTTAGAAAGACCACATCGCCTAAAAGAACGTCCTCGAAAAATCGCCGGCTGTACTGTATCGTTCTGGCAGGATTCTGCAATTCTTTTAGTTTTCTAACGGCATAAGCCGCTATATTTTCCCCGGAGGATAATTCAACACCTGTTTCCGATTTCCACACCTCTCTACCCCGACTGACGGTTGATAAATAACTGTCCGGACTGTCGTCCCGCGCGATGGCTGCGCCGTAATCGTCATGTATTGCCATAAAACAGTTTGGTGTATCATACCAGTTAAATGTGTCTGTTACGTCACACTCCATGATGTCGTTTGCGTTAATTCCTACTGTAAGACTGCTATTATTATCATTTGCACAGATAACAATACTTCCATCACCAAGTATTCGCATCCGCCAACCAATAGCGTCTAAAATATGCAGTGCCATTGTGAGCCTTGTTTCCCCATCTTCCGCAACAATGTTATCTGTAGTTATCGGCGATGTTCCCTCGACATATACGGGGGCAGGGATGCAATCATTAAGCAGATTTTTAATTTGTTTTGCTCCGCTACCGGCTGGTGCATAATAACCACGTGGCAGAATTACATCATCTGCCGGCTTGAGAACGGAATAGCAGTCAATACTATAAGTTTCCCTAACACCATCAAGTTTTCTTTCCGGAAAGGCAGTCAGACCAGTAAACAGTGCCACTTTTGCTCCTGACCCTCCCTGTTTGGCTTGCAGGTAAATACGGACCCAGCACTCATTGTCTGTTATCTTTTCTGTCATTGTGACAGAGGCAGATTCCCTTAAATCCGATGTGCCGTCCCGGTCAATGCTACCTTCGGTAAATTCAAATTCTTGACGGTCTGTCCACGTCTTGGGGTCAACCGTTGTCAAAATATATCTTGCTGAAAATCCTTTGCTCCAATCCATCACGCCACCTCATTAGGATGCTCTGCGCTCCACTGCTCTTCAGTTACGGCATCCAACTCTTCCGAATCCACTTTTTTTATCGTTAGTGAGAAATCTGTCCTCATTTTATTATCGTGGTCTTTTTTCTCCGACACCTGTATATCGCAGGAAAACGATGAACCATCTGGTGTCCTAACGTGACATATTCCGGGATACGTTGCGAGCCGTCTCATTTGCTCAATCATCGTTGGTTCTGTTAGTGAGATACTTACTGCATCAATTTTTAAATCACGAGTGACTGCAGGATTCCAGTCACCTTGTACGGAGCCACCGAGATAAACTGTCCTCTCGAAATCTTTATCCCATGAGTTATCTAAATCAAGGTTATACTGGATTTCGATAGATTCACCGTCAAAATCAATGATTGCCTTTTTATATTCGATGGAAAAATCGCTATATAACCACGCAAACGAACTATCTGACGTTATATAGTCACCGTTGGCGGTTTTATTTACAACCAGTATGCCGCCGTACTCGTTTAACGCTGGGTATGGGTCAACATATTTCTGTCCATAGATTCCGTTCTCCAGAATCAATTCTGCTCTATCTACGCTCATCCGGTACAGGTCGAATGTATCCCCATCGGCATATGTATTTGGTTTAGAAACAACAATGCTCGCTGTTTTGTTGTCTGCAATCGTATTTACAGTGGCCGTTGGCACTTCCGGCTGATGTTTCCACCGCACAACAAACGGTACCTTTTTTTCTGCTACATGGTCATAAATATCTGTAAATGCAATCTGTATGCTGTACCTTGCACCGTCATCCATCTGCCCGATTAGGTCGCCCAAGGCAATACTGTAGTTATCTGTTTCGCTACCGGTAAAACTGGCAATAATTTCGCCGGCAAAATGCTGTTCCTTTAATCCGTCCGGGCGCAGAATATAATAATCCTCGTCCCTGACAATCGTTACTTTTGCTGTGCCAGCAGAATCCCCGAAGGACGGGGCTATCGTTAATGGCAGCTGCTCCAAATAATTTGTTGTGCCTTCCGATGATTCCGGCACTGTCTGGTCGGTCGTTTCCGTGGTAACATCGTCAGAATTATATGCTGTTGCTTCCGAAACAAGATTTGTTGTAACGCTGTCTATTGCAGGTTTTGAAACAATTTCAACAGCCACAGAATCTGACCATGCCCCTTCCTTGCCTCCCTGTGCTGTAACCATTGCTTTTAAATAATGGATTTCTCCTACATTCCATAGATTGCTCAAAAGGCCACTTGCAGTATAGATTTTATTAATGTTTTCAATAGTTTCCGATAATGTCTCCATGCCGGAAGACATCATTAAAACAACGACGTTTCCATCTTTGCCTTTAACTGGCTCATCGTTAACCGCTTCCGCTATTTTTATGCTCGCTTTGCTGTTTCCGGTATAGCCGACACTACAAATAACTGTGTCGTCCATACTAAGATAGTTTTCTGTTGTTGCTAATGTAGGTGTTGTTGGTGTCTCGCTCAGTGATACGGAAACCGTATCAGACCAAGGAGATAGCACTTCTTCGTCCCCGGACGTATCTCGCAATCTTACGCGGAAATAATATGTTTTTGCCGATTCCAGGGACCCGATGTGCCACGTTGTTTCCCTGTCCTCCACGTCATAAGTAGTTGGGGCTTCCGTACTAATCCATGCGTCCTCGTGGTCTGCCCACGCAACGGTAGCCGCATCCGCATTTTTCCACGACCAATCCCATGTTAGTTCCACGGTATCAGATGCCACCGCCATTGCAGTTATATTTTTCGGTGGGACTGCAATCTTTCTTGTTTCCGAATAAATCCACCCAGACTGCATGAGAGGGCTAAGTTTGTAGGTAGTGCCAGTCGCTCCATTTTGAGGTGTGGAAGCTCCGGTAAAATTCTTGAGGGCAATCTGGTATTCAGCGCCGCCGGAAACGTCCGGACACGTAACTGTGATTGTACCCTCTTTGTCGGTGACCGCAATAATGCCTTTTTCCTCGTTGTCTATTTTCATCCAGATTGCTGTTTTGGCGTCAGGAACCTCCGTGTTGCGTTCAACGCTATTGATAGTAAGTGTTGTTCCTGTTGCCGATACCGTATCAAATGACGGGGATTTTAAAGCCCCTCGCGCCGCTACTCGTGGCTCAGAGTATGCATATTTTTTATCGTGCGTACTTTGCACTCTTGTCCACATAATCTGGTCTTCCGCTATGCCGTCGTCCGTGTTAAAATCTGCTGACACCGTATAATCATGGTACGCAACAGTTACTCCTGTGCTCCATGATGTGCCAGTATACCTCTCTCCGCTTTCCGGCGTGTCTATGGCATATTGTAACTCCATAGAATCCACAGGGCGGTCCCGCGGCGATGCCTGCACCCAGTTTGCCCATACATAGCGGCTAGAGGAGCCTATCTCTTTGCTCCCTGTACTCTGTATATTTGGACGCTCTGGGATGCTGTAATAATGGTATGCATAGCTCCAACCGGAATCTCCGGCACACCCTCTCGATTTTGCCCTTACAATACGGCAAAATGTCTTGTTTTGTGTCGGGGAACCATCCTCTGTTATCGCCCATGTGCCAGACGCTCCCGTATAGGATGCATTGGTAAAGCGAGCGTTTGCAATGGCGCCCTTATAGTTTGTCATTAATGCGGTCTGTACCTGCGTCCTTGCAAAATGCCTTGCATCATTTGCCTCGTATGAGGTATTCCAAGTAAATGTACCTTTATTTGCGCCAGTATCATCAAGAGAATAAGAAACGGAAGGGGCATTTGGTGCATAAATGGTAAATGTCTTTGTGGAATGTGCGGCTGTATAGGTATGCTTTTTATCACTTTTTGTTTTGCCCTTTACCTTAAATTCTATCGCGTTTAATAATTTTGATGAGACAGGATAATAATTTTTTGCATTAAGTGCTACCGTTTTTTTAGTTGCTGATTTTCCTACATTTATTTTCTTCCACTTTGTCCAATCCCATTTAGAAGCACCGGCGTTTTTTGTATGTAGACGATACCATAGCCACTGTCCATCCTCATATTTTTTCGCCGGTATTTTCCAAGATATTGTAAATTTCAAACCGTCTCTCGATATAGACAGACCGCTAGGAGCAGCAGACTTTTTCTTTTTCTTTGCCATTATGCCATTTTCACCTGCCTTCTAAGTTCACTTGCCATTCTTCTTCCCCATTCTTCTGGGTTATCTGCACCGTTTACAGTTACGTTAATAGTTACATCGTTTTTCGTTCCCTGTGTTGCCTCTTTGATATCGTTCATCAGTCTGCTACGACCGTACAGCATCTCGTCTCCTGCTTCTCCTGCTCCAAACAAGGTGGCATCAGAAAATACATATGGACTTTCCATAGCCTTTTTATACCAGCTAATATGGAACGATGGCAGGGAACCCTTTCCACCGATTCCAAATGGAGCCTTTCCGCCGGAAACACTCAGGTGCGGTAAGTTTAGGTGTGGAAGAGACCAGCTAAATTTTAAAGCGCTCTTAAATCGTCCAGGGAAGGTTTTTACAAAGGATACTGCCTTGGTAAAGATGCTCTTTACAGCTGACGGTATCTTAGTAAACGCCCCTTTAACAGCGGATAAAATGCCGTTGCCCCTAAACGCCCCTTTAAATCCGTTTACGGCATTTTTAGCGGTATTCTTCAAAAGAGAAGGAAGATTTTTAATTCCTTTGATTATGCCAGTAACAATATTTTTGCCAAGCGACAGCCAGTTGAATGCCGTAAACACGCTCACAATGGCTGTGATAATTTTCGGCAAATTGGCAATCAATAATGGAATAGCGCGAACTAAGCCAATCGCTAAATTTGTTATGATTGTTACTCCTGTTGCAAGGATTTTTGGCGCGTTATCGTTAATAATGCCGGCTAAATTTGTTATAATTGTAGGTACATATGCAATTAGTACAGGGATAGAGTTAATCAGCCCTTGCGCGATATTCTGGATAAGTGTCAGGCCTGCATTTATTAGTTTTCCCGCATTACTTCTCAGTGATTCCGTAAATTGTGTCAACATTGGCAACGCCTGCCCCAAAAAGGTTGGGATGCCTTGAGTCATGCCGCTGGCGATAGTCGTTAACAAATTAATCCCGACCGATGTAAACACATTTAGCCCCGTGGAAATCGTAGAGGCAAGATTGTTTAACAGTTGGCCGACAGCAGTTGTAATACTGCCAGAGTTTTGAGTAACGCTCGAAATTAAACCGTTTATGAGGTCGCCGCCGATTTTTGTCAGTCCCGGCAACTGACCACTAAAATTAATCGCATCTTGCGCCAGTTTGGAAAAAGCTCCACTTATTCCGCCGGATTCCATCGCCTCAGCTAATCCACTAACCTCGCTTGTTACGTCTTTGATGGCACCACGGATAGCGCCCGAAAAAGTATTGTAAAAACCCAGTTCTAAGCCCTCTGTAGCACTAGATAGCAAGGTTATGTCGCCTTTTAAATTGTCTAACTGTGTAGCCGCCTGCTGTGCCGCGGAGCCGGAAGAATCCTGTATTCCTTTCCAAAATTTTTGTACAGTCGCATCACTTGATGCGGTCATTTTGTTAAACGCCTGTAAGCCTTGCGTTGTAAAAATTGTAGCAAGAGCATTGTTTTTTTGCTCCGCTGTCATGCCCTGCAAAGAGCCATTAAGTTCGTCTACGAGATCGTTAAAATCCTTTGCTTCGCCGTTGGCTTCGTAGGCTGATACGCCTAACTGGTTTAATGCTTTTGATGCGTCGTCAGTCGGAGTATATAAATCCGCCATTGCTCTGTTTAACGCTGTAGATGCCTCAGAGCCTGTTACGTTCTGCTCTGCCAAGCGGAGCAAGGAAAGCGTGACACTGTCCGCCGCCTGACCATAGTTTTTCGCCGTGGCGGCAGAACCGGAAAAAGCCTCTCCAAGGCCTCTTACATTCGTATTGGCAAGAGTAGCACCTTTTGCCATTAAATCGGCATAGTAAGATGCGTTACTCATTGAGTCGCCAAAGCCTTTTACAGCTCCGGCGGTATATGATGCCGATTCTTCCAGACTCATGGCACCGGCAGAGGCAAGGTTAAGCACTGTCCCGATGCCGCTAATCTGCTCATCCGCCGACAAGCCGGCTTGGGCAAGAATGTTCATGCCTTCGGCCGCTTCCGTTGCGGTGTACTTTGTTGTGCGCCCCATTTCCTCAGCCTTGGCTTTGACGTTCCCTATTTTGTCTACGGTTGTTCCCATGGTAGCTGCTACCTGAGACATTGCAGTATCAAAATTCATTCCGGCATCTATTGATGTTTTTGTAAATGCAACGGCGGCAGCAGAGCCGGCCACCATAGCTGTTTTAGCTACTTTCCCGACCGCTTTAAATGCCCCGCCAATTTTTGATGTGGACGAGCTGGCGTTACCTTCTGCGTCTTTCAGCCCCTGCTTATATGCGGTGTCTTTGATTGCCAGAGTGACAAACAATTCCATCACATTCAATCACTCATCACCACCAATCCGGCTTTTTTAATGACGTCCGCGGCTATTTCTTCGCCAGTCTTTGTTACTGTTTGCTTTTTATCGCTATTAATTAAATCAAAAAATGATACATAGAGATATTTCCCACCGAACGCCTGCGAAATGCTTTCGGTTACATATTTCAGCCCATCGGCCATGTATCGTTTGTAAATTAATTCCTCTGTGTCGTCTAAAATCTTAGCCTTGACGTACAGCAAGAATCCCTTTACGCTTCTTCCTCTGTATTCTCCTGCGCATCGCCAGAGGGTTCTTCTGCTGCGCTTGTTGGCGCTGAGAAAAAAAGCTGACGTACCTCCGGCTCATTGATGAGGTCAACCATGCCTTTGATAACGTCCATTAATTTATGCTTTTTCTTGTATTCCTCAACACTCTGCAATTCAAACGCTGCTAAGATTCCAATTACATCATCTTTGTGTGTTTTTAACAGCCTAGGAGCTGTTTTAGCACCCCTAGCAAAGACTTTGATATATTTCTCCCCTTCCTGCGGTACAAGCTTCTGGCACAGGCTGAGCGCATCATCATCGTCTGCAATGTTACCGATATGTTCGAGGGAGTTCGCAATGGCTTCTAAACCCTGTTCTGCTGTTAATTCTGATAATTTCATGCTTTACCTCCTACGCCGCTTCGCCTGTTTTGATATAAACCTCGTAAGGTACTGTCTCTGCGTTCTTAATGCTGTAATGTCCTGTGTATTCGAAATCAAAATTTCCTTTGGATTTATCATCTGATTTAATCTTAAATCCGCCCGTTGAGAGTGCATTCATAATTTTGATTGCGATAAATCCGGCGGAATCCCCGGAATTTTCGTCCGAATAGTCGCCAATCCACCAAATATCCTTAAAATCTTCTGCCTTTAAATCTGCCCTTGGTGTTACTTTGTTTCCCGCTACGTCTGCCGCCGCCATAAAACTTTTAGCCTGTGCGGTATCCATTGTAACGGCTGTCCCTGATAATTTTACTTCGATAGATTCGATTTCCTTGAGTTCCATCGTGTTTTTAGGCACATTATCAATGTCTTCCCCGAAATCCGTAAAGGATGGCTCCGCGCTAAAGCTACAACCGCCGCTGGTTGCCATGAGGATGTTAGTTGCTGTTATGGCACCCGTTTCCGGCTCAAAAGCTGATACAATAATACCGGCGTTAATCTGTATTTTTTTGAAAAGGTCAGAAGGTACCTGCGTATACTTCATTTGCTCACCTCATTAAATAGTTATAAATTGCATAGTTATTACTGTGTATCTGCGTACTATTGACGAGTCAGCTTCATCGACTAAAGGAGTCCAAGGCTGGTCTTGCGACAGAAAAATGATTCCATCATCGCACTTGACCGTAGTACCCCCTTGCAACCTGCCGCTGATTTCTTTTGCCTTTTTGTTTGGAATTGCCTCTGATTCTGTGTGGTACCATACGTTTACAGTGCTAGCGGCGGCCGCACCTGTCCACCAATTTGCTATAATTGGTTCGTATGTGATAAAAGGAAATGCGGTATCTTCCGGCACCCTGTTAGACGGATATGCAGTTATGCCGAAAGACGACCAAAATTGATACAGTGCCGCTGTTGGAGTCATGACGTTAACTCCCACTTCTCCGCCATGACCTGTGCTATGTCTAAATTAGACGACGCAGGGGTTTCTTTTTCTCCTGCATTTGATGTAACTCTAAAAATTTTTCCGTCTTTTGTTTTTAATACATCATGATAGCTCAGCTTTACTGTTTTAGCTGTAGTAATTGTATATGTTGCTGTTACACCCTCTTTTTCCGCCACTCTGGCAGACATGGAGGTGTCTTGGATTATTGCCGCCTGTATTTTAGCACCTTCCACCCACTCGGTGATAAATCCACCCTCGCCGTCAGAAGTACGCTTTTTATCCATGAGTATGCAATCTTGTAAAAATTCATTGATTAAACTCATGCCATTTTCCTCCATGGGTTCAGGCGTGCCCTAAAGGCATCTTGCCACGTGTAGGTCTCGCCTTTACTGTTTGTTGCCCTGCTGTACGAATATCCGCCAAACGATTCCGACTGATACGCTCCTAAATTGCCGTTTTTCGCCTGCCACTCGCTGATTTCGTCCACCAGTGACAAAAACGGTTTGGGGATAGCCAGCGGAACAACTACGCCGTTAAAAGTCTCCTCCTGTAACGGAGCAGTATTGCCTTTGTGGTACTGATAAACCCCGTCATTAAAGATAGAGCCGCTTACTAAATAGTACTGCCCATCTTGTAGCGGGAGGCGAATCGCGGTAGTAGAATAACGCAGGTCTTTAGTATCTTCTGTCACGCCTACATCAAAATTAAGCGTGTCAAAAATCCAATCTCCGATTGTTATTTCTCCCGTGATTGCCGCCCCTTTGACCGGGAAGAAATTGTGAATGTGATTCATGATTTCATAAAGCACTCAATCATCCCCTTTTATTTTCCGTTCGAACTTACTTCCGAAACGGCACTTGATACTTCTGGGATAGTTTCTGTGGTTCCGACAGTAACTACGCAAACACCGTCAAGGTATTCTGCCCACAGCTTCATGCCCATAATGGCGTATGTTTCGCCTGTGGCGTTTGTATAGTTGCCGCCTGCGTGGAATCCAATCAGATTTGTTTCGCCAGATGTTGTGTAGTCCAGGCCAAGTTTTTTAAAATCACTATCGCCGGGATCAATATAATACAAGTCAATATTTTCTACAGGTGTTGCAATAACAGTTTTTGCCGGTATGTAGGCGTCAGGGAGGAGGAACAGTGTAGAGAAACCAAAGAAGTCTTTGATATACTGCAATCCAAACATTGTCTGCACAGTAATCTCTTTATCACCTAACCAGTCGTAAAAATCCATTACATTTGCAAATCCTACGACTTCGGTTACATTTCTGTTCATGCCTGCGAATTTGTTGAGTACAGCACCTTTTGCGATCGCAAGTGCTTTCTGCCATTTCTTCTGCGTACCTTTTAATGTTCCCGTTTTTAAAAATGTGTAAAAATCTTTTAAAACCTTGTTCTGCAGCTCAACCATAAAGGCATCATCTGTCTTTTCGATTGCGACCGTTGCGCCCCATTTTGCCACAGACTCAAGAGTTAAAGATTTAGCGTATTTTTCTACAACAATATCTTCTTTCTTGCTTTCCACAACTTTAAACTGTGTAAAAGGGATTGCCTCACCCTCACCTACGCTTGCGCCGCCCTGTAAAGCTTCATCTTTCATCTGCGCTTCGTAGGTTACTAAGCTGGTGCCCGGCTCTTTTCTGATAGGTTTAAAGATTCCCAAGATAGTTCTCAGCGCATCCCAGTTTTTTTCAAATTGTGTTACAAAATCAATTTCTCTCGCTTTGAGAGCGCTATCTGTATTTAATACAGTGCTAGTGGTTACTCCTGCCATTGTCTACTCCTTTCAAAAACCAAAAAGTTCGTGATTTTCCGCAATCGCTTTCTGACGTTCGCCCGCATCTTTAATTTCCATGATTTCTTTCTTGGTCATTTTCCCCGGTTCTCCTCCCGGTGGATTTGATACGTTAGCGCCTTGAGTCGTTTCGGTTGTAATATAATCGGCATACGATTCTTTGATGCCTTTTTCTACCTCTGTTGCGTTCTCAAATTTCCCGTCAGTTCCGATTTTTAAATTATCAATAGTTTCTTTTGACGCTTTTAATGCAAGGCCAATTACTTTACTGGACACGCCGGAATCTTCAAGCATCTTTTTGTATGCGGCTTCTTTCGCATCGTACGATGCCTTCTTGTCCTGCTCAGCTTTGTAGCTCTCAAAACCTGCGTGTTCTTTCTCATACTTGCCTTTCCAGTCGTCCTTTTCATAGTCCTTCAATTTCTTCTGGAGGTCTGGGACTTTCTCTGCGTCCTCTTTGTATTTACTAATCTCGTTCTTGAGACCCGTAACGGTTGCAGAGTGTTCTTCGATAATCGCGGAAACCTGCTCGTCTGTAAGTGCCATGCTTTTTAAAAAAGCTCTTGTTAATGCCATTTGATTACTCCTTTTCTTTGAGGGATTTCTTTCCCTAAATGACTTTATATGTAAATCGCAGTACTTCGTGATTACTTACTAAATAATTTTGCAGCTTTAAGGGATTTCGCCCCAAATTTGCCGTCAATTTTTAATTTACATTTCGACTGGAAAACACTAACTGCATCTTCTGTCTTTTCTCCATATTTGCCGTCAGTTTCTAATTTTGAGCCGATAGCCCAGTTTAAAAACTTCTGCAATTTCTCAATTTCTTCCCTTGTGTTTTTTAATACCGTGATGCCGTCTAAAAACGCATAGTAGCCGCGTGGCGGCAATTTAGGAAATTTCCCGGTGTATTTAACCTTTTTTGTTGTTTCTTCCTTCTGCACCGTCGCCGGGAAGTCGTGATACAAAATATTTAAATCAAACTTGCCGCCGTTGCCGGTTGAAGCCTTGGCTGGAAACACGCCAGAGCTAGTATATTGCCACGCCATAAGGTCGGCTACGTTTGTAGGCTTATAAGATTTGTTTGGTGTCGCTTTAAATGCCATGCGGTTATAGCCTTTGTAATAACGTGCAATCCACCAGTTTTTACACTTGACCTTGTTTTTATCAATATGCTCCGAAAAATACGACATCCCGGTGTAAACACCAAATTTATAGCCTCTTGACTCAACGACAGTCTGTGCCGCATTGATAATCTCGGCAATCTTTACTTTGCTTAGCCCTGCCTGCACTTTGTCCTCAATATCAAACCAAACGCCGTATTTAAAATGTTTCTTACTAATTTTGTCGAGGATGTCGCATACAAGTTTCATGTCTGACTTAGCTTTCGCCACTGTAGTAGCGTATGTGTAGTTATACACGCCCCATGGGATACCCAATTTCTCACACTTTTTATAGTTCTCCTCAAATTTTTTATCTTTGCCTAAATCCTTGCGGATAATCTTAATAATTGCACCATCGCAACCGTATTTCTTTACTTTCTTCCAGTCAATCGTGCCGTTGTATGCAGATACATCAATAATTTTTCTCTGTGTCATTTTCTCACCCTTTCCATCTCAGCACATATAAAATCTTCTGATTTCCATTGATAACTCTGTGTATTTTTTTATATGTTCCGCCTGCTTTTTTAGTGTTAGTGCTAGCCTTTCCGGCGTCCCACCACACCATTTTGTTGTCGTCATTAACGCCTGCAAAAATGTTAGTATGTAGGCGATAAAAGCAAATGTCTCCGGGCTTTAATTTACTTTTATAATCCCGCGGCAACTTGTTGACTGTAATCAGTTTGTAGTGTTTTAACATAGCTGTCTTGGTCCCTGTTCCCTTCCAGACGATGTTTCCGCTTTTATTGCAGTAAAACATCTGCCCGGCCTTGAGGATTCCTAACTGCTGTAAGCAATAGCACACGAACGATGCACAATTACTTACCTTTTTCTTCTTTGCGCCTGCCCAGCTATTCGCCACGTTTTGAGAGTATTTAAACTTTTTATCAGTAAAATACTCCGCCGTTTCCTTTGCCTTGACGAGCAAAGACAATCTGTCCATTATCCCATCGCTCCTTTTAATTCGTCTGCAATGATTGCTGTGTATTCTTTTGCGTAATTTGCCGCCGCCGGTTTTAAATACGGCTGCGCCCTCTGACCGTTTGTAATATGCCACTGTCCTTTATCGTCCTGATAAGTCCACGGGGTCTTTCGTCCTCCCTTGTAATACACGCCAGTTCCTAACTCTACATAGGCAGCATATTCTTCGTTGCTGCCTATTATTTCCGTGAGATTCTCCAAGTCGGTCTGGTGTGTAATACTGTTTCTTAATGCGCCCGTATCGACCGGGCAAAGGTCTTTTGCGTGCCCCTCTGCGGCGGCTCCTGCCTGTTCTAATGCCCTTGCAAGTGCCATGGTAGTTTTTAAAATAACTTCGTCCACATGGCTTACGACATCAATATCTGCCATTATATTCGCCCCCTTTGCGTGGCTAGCCATTCGTAATAGGTCATATCTCCTACGACCTCGTTTCTGCCTGTCTCTGGGTTTCTGACGCGTATCATTCGCGGTTGTGCCAGTTCGGCGGGTAGTGCAGTCCGTTGCGTACATCGACAGTTATAAACTTCCGCCGGGATTCCGTTTGGGTCTCCCGGATACATGAGACCGTTGGAGTAAGCCATGTTAAACGGTACTTCCTCACCGTCCAACGCCCTGTGGCTGTCTCGTGTCCTCAAATCCTTTGTCGCTGTCCAATGCTTAACTACATCAATTCCCATCTGATAGGCTTCCTCGTATGCCGCCTGCCTGCCCCCGTTCTGCGCCCCTGTGAACGCTGTGCGGGCGTTTCGGATTGCGGCAGTATGATTCATACCTGTAACGTCCTGAAATCGCCCTGCGAGCTTTTTTATACTGTCACCCTGTAAAATTCCTTGCAGTAGTGCATTTTGCAATTTCTTCTTGTTCCAGTGCACATCCTTGCTTTTCAGTACCCTACGCGGTGGAAGAATCTTCTGCTTTTTGACCGTCAGCCGTTTAACTGTGTGCTCGTCAACCAAATTAAACGCAATATCTCCAATCTCTTTTATCTGTCTATCAGGCACAAGAGATTTAATCATATATGCCTCAAAGTTATGATTAATGGCAATCACAAGAGGGGTCTTCTCATTGATGTATGCCGCGGCAATCTCATTTGACTCTGTCAGGCGCCGCGCCATGTCATCACGGAGTGCCTCCCACCTCTGCCCTCTGCCATACTGATTCATTAACCACGCTTCAAATTCTTTTTTGGTGTACTTCCCTGCCTGGTATGCCGCATATTCTTTGGCATATCGGTTGGAAAATTGTTTAAAATAACTTCTCGCTTTGCCGTCAAGTTCCTTTTCGGCCTGTTTATATATGTCTGTCAGCCGCTTTTCTAGTTTTTGCAGTTCCTGTTCTGTCCACTTGTCGGATGGATACATAGTTATTCATCCCCTTCCGGGTTATCTTCCGGCGTATCGGGTTCAATCGGCTCCGTGTAGCGGTTATATGATTCTTCGTTCAGCTTTGCCAAAATGTCCGGCACTTCTTCCGGTGCAACAAATGGTAATTTTTTCAGGATGGTTTCTTCATCCAGATAATTTGCCGCCTCAAGAATCATGTCTGTACGCTCTTTCTCGTTACTGATTCTGTTCCGCTTAAATTGCGGCTCGTCATCAATCCCTGCAAGCTCCAGAATCTTCTCAATCGCATCGCCCACGAAGTACTCAAAATCATCTGCATTGTCGTCTAATGGTTGATATGCCGCGTCGATATGGTCGTTTGTTGCCCCGGCGGCTATGGCGTGTACATCTAACGCCCCGAAGTCCTCATAAATTTCTGAGCGCATCTGCGTGAGAAACTCTTTTCTGGCGGTATATGGTGGCTCTTGCGTGTATGCCTGTACCTGCCCTTCCTCGGCCTTTGCGATGTGCTGGAACTTGAGTCGGTCTCTAAATTCCGCCAACTCGTCGTCTGTCATACCGTCAGCATTAGAGATGAGCCAGTACATCTGTGCACAGTCGTCCAGATCATTGGCAAACCCGGATTGCACCGCGTCGTAGGCATCAATCTTCGACTGCATTCCCCTCAGGGTGCTTATATGCCTTTTATTGCCAAACATCGGTACAATAGGGAGACTGCTATAATTTTCTTCTCCGATAATTTCGGGTTCTAAATTATTAGCAACTTCCACCCTTTGCCTGTATGCCCGTTTGGGAGCGGTCTCTTTTAATTCTCCAAATTTACTCTCTGCGCTGTAGGTTGTATATCCATCTACTTCGTATAGCACGACCTTAAACGGTTTCTGCTCGTCCAGTTGCCAGAATCTTATGCCTGCCATCAACGCTCCTGTGTCCTCGTCCCACATCGGGGCGAACTGCGTAAAAGGAAATTCGTGCACGTGGTCTACATTCCAAAACAAGAAGGACTGACCGTGAATTAATGCATTGTAAGCCGCCTCTTTGATTCTCCTGTCAAACTGTTTGCCCAGTTTATCCTTGACACTCATGTCATTAAAAAAGACGCCATTTCCTAGACTGTACGAACAGCGCTGTGTATTTAATTTGTGGAAGAAATTAGAGCATATCTGTGCGTTAGACGAAAAATTATCTATCTTTTTCTGGCCTAGTAGAGTGTAATAAACACGCTGAAATTGCAAGATAGTCTCATTTTCCTGTGCGTCATACTTGTCCGCCTTTAATGCCTCTTTATATGCTCCTGTACTCTCGTGGAATTTTATAAACTGATTTATAAATTGCCCTTTGTCTTTTGCGGCAACAAAATCTTGATATGATAGATACATTGTTATCACCCTAAAATTGATTTGTATTGTCTTGTTCGGCTGCGCTTGACGAGTTTTAATGTTTTTACAAGATACCTGATAGCATCCATTGCGTGGTCTGACTGTTTTATAACTGCGTCCCTGCCTTTGTCAGCCGCTGTTGGGTCCCATGCATAGATGCCAAATTCCTCGATTGTGTGCGTGCAAGACGGGTCAAACGATAATTTGTCTTGTGTCAACATTGTTTCAACGTCTGCTATCCCGTCGTTAACAGTGTTATCCGCCTTTTTGACCTTATGTCCTCTACTGCGTAGTTCCACGATGAGGGCGGCGGCAGATGGGTCAACAATCACTAAATCGTCTTTCTGTCCGTTTAGCGTGTCCTCTAGTCCTTTTACTAGCTCACTGACTGGCTTCATTCGGTTGTTTTCTCTGCCAGAATAATAGTATTCTTTTATGCAGTGCCAGTTGCCTGTATCTACTCGTTTCTGCCAGACGAGAAAGACGGTAGCGTTTTGCATACCAAAATCGGAGCTAACAATTATCTCTCCGCTGGTCTCTGCTTTACAGACGTGTCTTGCCTCCGAAAACATATCGTACACAAGCCCTTCGGCTACTGCCCAGTTGCCCAGTATGTAGCGTTGATACCTGTGTGTCCCGGAGTACTCTTTTATTAACTCGTCTACTATCGCCGGAGGCAGGCAGCCATCGTGTATGTTGTACGCCTGTTGAAATATATCTGCATCGGAATCCAGAAATCCTTTAAACCAGTGCTTTGGCCCCGCCGGATTGCAAGTGCCATCAAAATGACTGTGTGACGTTCTAAGACGTGATTTTAACATCTCAAATACTTCTTGATTCCACGTTGTCACCTCATCGCCGTAAGCATACTCAATCGTTGCTCCCTGTATCCTTGCAACGTGTTTCTTATTGTCAGCACCTAGCGCATATACCTTTTTTCCAAATAGCTGTACTGTGTTGTCACTGCGTATTTCGCCAACTAACTCCTCGCCCCATATCTCTCGCATGGGGTCAAGTATGTTTCGCTGTAGTGTGCCTCTGGTGTTACCAAGCATTACAGCCAGCCCCAGTCCTTTTAGGTGTGTCAGACGCTGAGGAATTACGATTGCATAGTCAACAAAGGATTTCCCGGAACCTGTCGCTCCGGTCTTTACGTTCCAACGATGGTTACAGCCTTGCAGGTATTCTGCCTGCTTGCTAGTCAATGGCACTATCGACACCCCCAAGAATCTCAATAGCTTTCGCCAGTGCCTTATCGCTTGCGCTCTCTGACTGTGGCTTATCACGCCATTGTTCTGGCTTCCTGTTCTTTAACCAAAATATCTGCGCTGTTGTATCCGGCGCAACGTGTTTTTTCGTTACTTTTCGCTCCGTCATTACTCCGTCTTCGTACTTTTCGCTTGTCTCCTCGTAGCTGTATCCTAATGCCCGTTGCAATAGACTTTTTTCCACTTGCCTGTCCACAACATCTTTTCCCCTTTTTAAGGTATCGGCTAAAATTGGAAATTTTTTCTTCCATGTATACAAGGTGTCTGGGTTGATGCCGATGTTCGCCGCAATCTCTTTGTCTGTGCATCCATCCCGCGCCCATCCCTCTATTTTTAGCAACCCTTCTTGGGTCAGCCACTCCTGGTATTTACTTATCCCATTTTGGGGTCACCTCCTAAATACAACCATAACCCCGTAATGGATTGTTTACGGGGTTATATGAAAGGAAAGAAAATATGAAAAAAAATCGTTTATACCAGTTGCATAACGCAACTAAGTACAAGTATAAGGAATTGCACCTTAACAGCCGCCGGGGTAAGACTAATAAGCGGCTGGTCTCTAAACACTTGTAGATCCGCAACCTGTATGGAACGTAAGGCACCGTGGGATAGGTGTCTTGCGTACTCTCTTTTACGCGGGTGAGAGTTTACACTTTTACCACAAAAAGATGAGGAGGTTATTTCTCACAAAAAGTTACCAGTACTCGTCCGTACAAGTGTATTGTACGACATTTTTTAAGCCATGTTAGACAAACATAAAAAAGAGAGGGAGATAATTCTCCCTCTTTAATATCCCGCATATTTCCCAGCCAAATTGGCGAAAGCACTAAGCCATCTGCGTATAGTCATTTCTGCATATCCAAGCTTATCCGCCGCCCCTGCTATCGTGTATCTATCTTCAAAATACACCAGTTGCACAGCTTTCATTCTGTCCAGCCCGTTGTCCATTCCCTCTGTCTGCTTTATCGCCTTGTTAATAGCGTACATCCACAAGGCTGACTGAGCTGTATTTTCTGCAATCAGTTTATCTGGGTATTTTTTTACCTGCTTTACTGCGTGTCCATACCAATCATGCTTAGGATTGCTCATCGTTCTACCCTCCTAAATATGCTCATGTGGTTCGACCGGTTCCCAGTGCTTTTCAGCCTCCTGCTCAATCAATCGGTTATACCGCTCCACAAATTCGTCCTCGCTTATATTACCTTGCATGAATTTTTCTGATATGCTCATGTAGGTGTCTGTTTTTGTTGCGCTGCTGTCCATTTACGCCTCCGATCATGTATCAATTTCGCTCCAATCAAATTTACAGCCACATTCGCCGCAGTATTTATTCCTGCTTTCTGCATCCGCCATTACTTGCCTTCCACACAAGGGACATTCATAATCAATGTCTCCATTTAATGCATCTAAGATAATCGGTTTTACTGGTTTGAGCTGTCTTTTCAGTAGTTCCACCACTTTCTCGCATTGTTTTTCATTTTCGCAGCTAATAGTAATGTCATTGCTATCATCATATTCGCTAAATGTTCCATCTTCGTTCTGGATAAGCATAATTTCTTTGTCCTCTAACATCTTTCATTCCCCCTTATTCTTCCACACACTTTCGTCCATTCCCCCGCAAATCTCTTTTCCTCCAAGTCGTTTGGGAAAAACTTTGTTTTTTTGTTTTTGTTTCCTCTGTTTCTCAACTCCCTTTCTACGGCTTCAATTTTCCCTTTTGATTTGGGTGTTTTGCGTAGTTCGCTCATTGCTTCCCTTAGTTCCTGCTCTGTGCATTCCACCAAGAATGCAGCTCGGTCAAGGCTTGGTATTTCATATAGTTTTTTCGCTATTTTGTTTTGTATTTTAGCAAAATCTTCGTCTTTCAGCCCGTATGGCATTTTTATTTCTCTTCCTCCTTCATCATTAACTCAACCCATTTTCTCGCTATTTCTTCTTGTGTGTCTTTAACATCGTCCCACGCGTCTGTGTTGCAGGCTAGTATTTCACAAATCAATATAACTTCTGCCATATTTTTACGTAAAGCAGCCTCTGCTTTTAACACTTCCGCTGGGGTTGGGTTAAATCCCATAATTGTCGCACGCATCGTTGCGGCTTTGGACAATTCATCCGCCGTTTCTGTTAATTTACCAAACAATGTGCCTATTTCTAAATGTTCTAACAAATAGTCTTCCACTTCACTGTTTTGCATTTCTTCTACTTTCATTTTCTTTCCTTTCCCCTCCGGAATAAATCCGGAGGAATCAATGGCATATAGCTCCTCATGGAACCGTTAACGTGTTTCTGTAATGTGTATCTATCCTTAACCCCGGAGGGTGTCCAGCTTTAATATCTTACCCAGTCAAACGGCAATTTATTTACTAGCAGGCAAGCCGCGCCCTCCTTTCCTACCGCAAAAAGGCAATTTCGGCAATATTTATGCTCGTTGCAGTACTTCTTGAGTATTTTCGCCGCTTTTCTTGCTTCTGAGTCTCCTGTTTTTTTCATTACGCCACCTCCCTGATCGTGATGCCATACCGTTCAAGCATCAGCTTTCTCTTGATTATGTATTCCGGATTTTTTCTTGTGCGCGGGGATTTTACATCCTCAACAACAATTTTCCCTTCCTTGTCTGTGTAGCGGAAATCTGCTGTGTATGATACAGGGCGTTCTGTAGTGCCATCCTCTCGCTTCTGGCTACCTATAAGGATGTATCTAGCCTGTCGCTCTAATCCTGTAATTTCCCCCGCTTCTTGCATCGCCGCCAGCTCTAAATAGCGATGCATTTCTCTTTTGCTATCAAACTTCCCATCTTTCGTAAAAATCTTTTTATTTCTAAACTTATTCACAGATAATTCCTCCCAAATGTTTTGATAAATTCTTCCCTCGTTCCGTTGTTCTCCTCCCAGTACTTCTGCGCCAGCTCCTTGAGGTACCTGTCTAGTGGTCCGTTGGGATTGCGATGCACTGCCTCGCCGCCGTTGGTATGGTGATTTAAACATAAATAAACTGTAAAACCATACTTTTCGGCTTGTTTTCTGTTGCTGCTGCCATATAAGACGTGATGCCTATGTAAATTTTGGGTTGTTTTGCAGAAAAAACACTCTTTTTTAGTTTGTAGTACGCTATTCATCGCTAGAATCCTCGCTTGTGAAATGATATTCCATTAAATCAGCAATCATTAGGTATTCTTTTGCTATTTTTCCGTTTCGTGTTTCTTTTACCTGTTTTCTAAATCCTTCCAAGTCTCCATGGAAACACCCGCAATTAACCATTATTTTTTTATTTTTGCCCCTGTAAAAAGTTGTGCAGCGGAATTCTGTTCCGAAGCCCTGTACTAATGCATAATCTGCGTTGCCGGAAACCCTTGCGTCGCCGTAAACCTCTGCGTTGCCGTAAACCCTTGCGTCGCCGTAAACCCTTGCGTCGCCGTAAACCCTTGCGTTGCCGGAAACCCATGCGTTGCCGGAAACCCTTGCGTTGCCGGAAACGCATGCGTCGCCGTAAACCCTTGCGTCGCCGTAAACCCATGCGTTGTCGGCTTGCGATACATTTCCCTCTTTCTCTACATATCCTCCAAGTTCTCCAGCTTTCACGTCTCCAAATTCAACCAGTGCTTTAATTCTAAATAACTTTTTTCCAAATGCATTTGTGATAAATTCTGTTGTTAATTCAAATTTTTTCATTTCTCTTCTTCCTTTCTTGGCTTCCATTTTCCTAGTATTTGTTTTAATTCTCTTGATGTTAGCGTTTCAATTCCTAAGTCTTCCGCTTCCTGTATCGTGCCTTTGATTAGCTCACTCATTTCCCGGCTGTCATAGGTGTGCGAGCCTCGCATGAGCCTGTAAAACACTACCTCTTTGCCTTTTTCTAGCCGCCGTCCTATCGCAACCGTGTGAATGTCCTCTTTTTTGTACATGATGTTGGTTGGAACATTGGTTTTTAAAACTGCTATGTCCCCTTTTATCAGCTCCGGCTGTCCGTATCTGCCTATCATCAAATTCTTGGCTTCTGCCTTGCTCGTTCCGACTTTTTCCGCTATTTTGGTGACTAGGACGTGGAAATAAGCGTTTGCCGACAAGCTCCTTTTCTTGCGGAACGGTTTAATTATTACGGACAGCTTTTCCAGCTTTTTCAGTTCATCCACGCCCTTTATAAACCGCTCCGCCTCGTTAATTTCCAGGGTAACTGTTATCTTTTTGCTAAAATAATCCACTGCTAAGTTTTTTATTTTTCCAGTTAAATCCATGCTATTTTAGTCCTAATTCCTTCATGGCTTCGGCATATTGTTGTTGTGTCGTCTGATACAATGATTTTAAGCCTCTTTGACTTGCCCATTCTTTAATTTGGGCTTCCGTCATTCCCTTTTTTTGCATCAAATCATAGAGCCGTTTTGCTTCTTTCTCTGTGATAACCTCGTTGCGTTTGTATTCGTCTGTATCCGCGTCTTTCGAGTCATCCAGAAGAAACAAGCTATTTAACGCGTATTTTCTCGCGTAGCTCGATGCTGAGCCGGTAACTTGTGCTGCATCCATCTTTTTTTTGCTTTCCTCCTCCCTGGCGTATGCTGTAGTGCGAAAACTGCCCTCGCTTTCTATGTCTTTTAAAATCGCTGTCGCCTTTATGTAAAATCGGTTGCCCAGCATAATAACTTCGTCGTTTACGGCTAATATTAAGCCTTCCCTGTCCAATAAAGGCTTTACTGCCTCATAGATGTCCTCTAAGCTCCTGTAACTATAGCCGCCATACTCACTGTATTTACTCTTGGGCACATTTAATTCTGCCTGAATTGTTTGTAACTTTGTGTAAACATCTCCCATCTTTCTTACCTCACAATCACGCTTTTTGAGGTCTCAATGTGTGCCCCCGTGACCTTTTTCCCGGCTTTAATCGCCTTTTTAATCGCTGTCTTGTCTGCCTGCGGCTCCGGAATCCTGATGTATTCCTCTGTCAGGCTGCCTAAATCGTCAATAGTCACAGACTCGCTGTTTCTGTAGGATACGCTTACCCTTGCCGTTTTGAGCTTTTCGCCGTCAAGAGCATGGGTCAGATAGTCCTTACACCTCTGTGCGGCGTTCTCGCAACTTCTACGGCGTTTCGCAAGTTTTTCCTCCTCCTCTTTGATTGCCTTTGCTTCTGCAGCATAATTCTTTACCGCCAGCGCGATTCCCTCCACTTTTTTGTCTCTCTCGATGTTGAGAGCCTCAAGTTTTTCAAGGTCAATAATTTCTCCTGTTTCTTCGTCTACGCAATCCATAATTGCACTGTCAATCTCGTATAATGTCATTCTTATTCCTCCCATATCACAAGCTGGTATTCGTCCGAGTCTATCCACTCTACTTCTCCGTCGCAAGTTGTAACGATATACCATATGCCTTGTTGTTCTATTTTTATCACGTCGTAAATTGTATCTTTGTGAGCGTTAAGATTTTCTTTCAAAAAAGGGGTTACGTTCATTCTTCTCCCTCCTCATATCCTTGCTCATACTCACCGTAACTCACTGCGCCGCGTTTAATTGCTTTGTGTGCTGTTCTGCACTCATATTCTGCCTCAAGGTGCTGTGTCTTTAAATATTCTCTAGCCGGGTCAAATCCTCGTTCCATTTCCTGTCCCCCATGCCTCTTTAATAGCCTTGCTCAGTTCGTTGTAACCTCTGGCGTATGCCTCTATCTTTTTCATATCGTTGCTTCTTTCAACGCCCAGTCTAAACAGCTCAAGCAGTCCCTGTGCTACTTCTTTGTCTTTGACAGTGATCGTGACTTCTGCCGGGATTACTCCTTTCCCTGTCACTTCGTTGTCATATTCTTTCGCCGGAAATCCGGTTGCATTAATCATTGTATCCATAACCTCTCTTTCTTTCCTGCTATCCAATCCCCTAACGCTCCACTACATTGTTCCGGGGTATAATTTTTATTATCCTGTTCTAACCGTCCAACTATTTCTCCCAGTGTGGGTAGTTCCGGCACTGCTTCTTTTCGCCCTATCGCTCCCGCCGCCCGTATCATTTCTTGGAGCTTCGGTGGGTACTTGTCTATCTCCTTTTGCGCTTCTAACGCCGCTCTGTAGCTTCTGAGGAAGTTTGATTGTATGACCGTCTGAAAGTCCGTTGAATCTACTACTGCCCAGTCATGGAGCGTCTGCGGCGTTCCTACTGCCTTTTGCAACGTAGGGGGGAGTTTGTCAAACTCCTCTCTGTAGCCGTAAATCCCATTACTGCACGCCTTTGCCACTGTTGCCCACGCTTCCTGCTCGCTCAGGTAGCTGCTTTCTGCCTTGAGCTTGCTGGCACACTCCAAAATATCTGCTGGTGTCGGTGGGAACTTGCCGGTTGTCATGTACATTTGTGCCGCTACGCTTATTGTCTGGTAGTCGTTGTTTTTGCCTACCAGGCGGTACCACATGTCTAACGCCGGCTCGTTAGGAATAAACCCCGGAGACGTATAAACGGTCTTTAATGCGGCTACGATTTTAGAGAACTCCGAAATCGTCATACATTCCGCCTCCCTCCTGTTCTTTTTGTGCTGCCCAGTGCTGTATATCGTCATATAGTCGGTTGTTAATGTTGTTCTTCCTGTCATTTCCTGTTTTTACCGCAACAAACTTTTTCCACTCATTATCGAGTGACTGGTCTATAATCTGTTTCATCAGTCCAACATCACCGCCAGATAATTTGTGCAAACTTGTGAGTAACATTTTCATTCCTCTATCTGTTTGGACTGGTTTTCTAACTCTCTTACGCATGGCAAGAAATTCCAAAAACTTATCATTTAGTTCTTCGTCCTCAAAGTACTGTTCTGGTTCTTTCTTTGCGGGCGTGCCTTTATCTTTAGTATTATTACTAGTATTATTATTAGTATTATATATATTAGTATTATTGGTGGTCATTTTGACTATACCCCCATGGTCATTTTGACTATACCCCATGGTCATTTTGACTATACCCCCATGGTCATTTTGTCTACACCCTGTGGTCATTTTGTCTATAGGGGTGTCAGCTTTTTCATGGGCCATGTAGCGGTTAAATTTCACGCCGCTAATCTCTTCTACTCTCTTTTCAACTATTCCTCGGTCTACAAGATTTTCAATGCTTCTTTGTGCAGTTCTTTTTGACACGCCAAGAAATTCGGAAATATATTTCAATGACCCCTTAAATTCTGATTCACCATCCTGCGAAAAGCCGTAAATAAGGGCATATGTGAGGAGTTCATTCCCCTTTAACTGTAAATCTGATATCATCCAATCTTGAATAACGATATATGCCATGTCTACCTCCTATCTTGACAAATCGCCAAGTCTTTTGTAAAATCTAGTTATGTTTTATTTGGCAAGAGCTTAATGGTAGGGCTCTTCCTTTTTTACTTCGTGTTCTACGCCGTCTTTATCAGTGTAGAATACTTTGTCATACTCTACACCTTGTTGTCGTCCTAAGAGGGTGTAGAGTAATCTAATAACATACTCTTTTCTTGGGGGCTCATTCATTTTTTTATTCACCCCCTAACATCACGAAGAAATTATAATTGCTATAATCTTTTCCGGCGGTATGTGTCATTACGCCAGCCCAACTGGACGAGATCCAGATAATCAACGCCACTGACACGATGGTCAGTAAATTGTACATAACCTTCATTTTTGCCTCCTATACCTCAAATCTCTGTTGACGGTTATATTCGTCAATTCTCAACTTTGTATTTGTTTTCGGTTCCCAGTTGTCTACATAGTCAATAGCTTCCTCATAGCGTTTGCGAGGGATGTTGTTTCGGCTGTTAACTTTAAATCTGTCTTGCAAATCCCTGTTGCACTCTGCAAATACAACTTTACTGATGTATGCATATGCTTCTGTGTCCTTGCCGCCTAATGCATTTAAAACAGCCTTATTGACGTGCTGTCGCAGTGTTTGCTGTTGTCCATAGTCAATTACCATGTTGCTCTCAAGGTTCTTAATACGGTCTTCGTGGTCTCCGTAGCCTGTGGCGAGTAAGCCTATCTGCTCCGCTATTGTTGTAGGTTTCTGGTAGCCACCTGTCTTTCTAATGGACGGGAGAACCTCATCTGTTACCCAATCGCTAAATCGTTCTGCCTCTGGTTTATGACTTCTGAAAATTAACTTGTAAACGCCGCTTTCGGTTAGAAAATTCTCGCCTGCGTTATTTAATTTTCGGAAGTGCATATTATGCACATCTGAATTTTTAACCTTTATCAGCTGCTTGCTATTAAAATTTCTCGTGCTACTTTTAACATCTGCAATTCCTAAAATTTCCGCTACATGCTTAGGATTAAAAAGTACTTGTCCATCAAATTCAAACACTTCCATGTCGTGTCCTTCAAAAATCATTAAATTTTCCATCTAGTCACCATCCTTTTGTTCTTTGTGTAATCCTATTTTTTAGGATTCTCTTTCCACAAAAATATAGTCCATAGGTATACCAGAAAGCTCACTAATTTTACGAAGTTGTGTGAGGTCGGGTTCCGTTTTCCCTGCTTCCCAGTTTGTAATTGTTGCAAGAGATACGCCGATTTTCTTGGCGAATTCTCTTTGACTTAAATTTGCATTAACTCTACAGGCCGCAATGCAAATTCTAGGAATCTGTAACATCATTTCGTTTCGCTCCTTTCGTTTGTTTGTGATTTAATTATAATCCTAAAATATAGGATTGTCAAGCATAGATTTAATTTTTTAGGATTTTTATTGAATTTTTTAGGATTGTATGTTATTATAATGATGCACCCAATTAAACAAAAGATAGGAGGGAGACAATGACAGAGGAGGAGCAAAAGAAAATTTTTGCCAACAACTTAAATCATTATATTAATGCTAGTGGGAAGCAACAAAAAGAAGTGGCACGTGAGCTTGGATTTGCTCAGACAACTTTTAACACTTGGTGCGTGGGAAAAATAATGCCGAGATCGGGAAAGATTCAAGCTATCGCGGATTACTTTGGAATCTTGAAAACTGATTTAACAGAACAAAAGAAATATGATGATTTAGGTGGTGAATTCATGGACGTTTGCGTCAAGATAAATTTAAGTGATGAACGTTTTCAAAAAATCGTAATAGATTACTATGATTTATCTAAAGAGAAAAAAGAAGCGTTTTGCAGTTTTTACGAAAAGTTTATACTCCGCGACTAAGATTAAGAAAAGGGAAAATTAGTTTCCCTTTTCTTGCTTTTCTAAAGACTTTACGCAGTCAAGCATAATCTTCAAAAGCCGTTCTTGTTGCACGTTATTTAATCGCTCGATTATTTCTTTCTTGTATTCTTCTGCCATTTTTACTCCTTCCTGACACGTATTTTAGCCAACTTTAAAGCTGTGTTTTATAGTGGTTTTTTATTATATCATAATATTATGGCTCTGTTAGACAAAATATGCAAATTTATTCAGATTTATAATGACAAATCATTTTATTTATTATATAATTATTTATAACAAACCATTTTGCTAATATTTGCAATATGGTAATAATGAAAAAGGAGCAGAAAATATGAGCAAAGAAAAAACTAAAGTTTGCAAGCATTGCAAAGAAGAAATTGACGCAAAAGCTAAAGTGTGTCCTCATTGCCGGAAGAAACAGGGCGGCAAGTTGAAATGGGTAATTATCATTATCATCGTTCTGGCTGTTTTAGGAATGGCAATGGGTGGTGGTGACGATGACAGTTCTTCCACTGATTCTCAGACAAAGAGTACCGCAGCAACAACAGCGGCTAAAAAAGAAACTGCTAAAAAAGAAGAAACAAAAGAGAAAGACAGCGTAAAGGTTGGCGAATCTTTTGAGAATGACGGTTTAAAAGTAACTGCTAAAAAGGCTGAATTTGGATATGATGGTGGAGAGTACTTTACTCCAAAAGATGGATATGAATATGTGGCCGTAGATTTTGCTTGTGAAAATATTGCAGAAAAAGGTGACAAATATGTATCTGTATCTGATTGCGAATGCTATGCAGATAATTCAGCTTGCGAACAGCAATATATAGGAAACAGTGATTTTGTTAACACTAATTTGTCTCCAGGAAAGAACGTGAGCTTTACAGCATACTATGAAGTACCAAAAGATGCAAAGAAAGTGATTTTAGAGTATAGTGCTTCGTTCTGGACAGATAAGAAGATAACTATTAATTTAAAATAATTAGTCTACTAATAAGACAACGAACAAGAGAGAAGAATCAATTCTTCCCTCTTTTCTTTTTTTCTCAAAATAATAAAAAAGCACCTGTCGAAACAAGTGCTTTCGTTCTGAATTAATATACCAGTGTCAATTCCCTTTCATCATTGCGCACAAAGTCGTCCGCCTCCTTCAGATTGTCAAATGCTTTTACAATGTTCCACTCTTCGTCCTCGACGCTGATTTTCATTTCTGTAATTTCTTCGGTGTCGCCAGACTCCACGATCTCGCCGTCTTCGTCATAGATTTCTGGCAAAATACAGTATTCCGTAATCAGGTAGCAGTCTTCGGTATTTCCGGAATAATAGGTAATATCTGTCTTATATTTTTTTAAAACTTCTCTTGCTTCTCCTAATGTGTCACAAGATTTTATTAATTCTTCGAAAACATCATCGCAGAAAAATGTACACCCCTGCACTATTTCTGAAATGTCTCTTTCTTTAATCTCTCGTGTGGCTTTGTAAATATTCCATTTCTTCATTTTTCTTCCTTCCTGCCGTCGTAACCTCCGCGGCGGGTATTTATTTGACTTTGCGATATTTTTTTGCTATAATATAGTTGTCCGCATTTATGCGTGTGAGTAGAAACTATTTTGTTGACTATTAAGTCAATGGAGAAGGGGGGCTGTTTTCAGCCTCTTTTTTCTGTGTCTAATAGCATCTGTAAATAATCTTCTCCCACATCCTCATGCGGCATTTCCCACAATTTTTCTGCTGTGTATCCCAGTTTGTGCAATTCATGCACTCTTTGTTTGTTTTCTGTTTCCTCGTCGTTGCAAGCATACAGGAAATCATACAGATCAGGAAATTGTTTTCGCAAGGCAGCGTGAGTGTTTTTTTCTACTATGTCCGTTATCTTTCTCACTTCGGTTTTTCTGTCAGAGACTAATGCTTCGTGAATTTTTGACAGCGCCCACGAATCTACTTCGTCATGTTTTCCTTGCATCCAAAGTTTAGCACGTCTTTCTCGCAGATCTAGCGCGAGTGATACAAAGAAAGCTTGTTCTGTTTTCTCTTTGAGTTCGCAAAAGTCCTCTTTTGCGGTTCCTGCAGATTCATTTTTCTTCAAAAAATCCAACATTTCTTTTTTTGCTCTTTCTGCTTCTTTCATCATTTTTTTCTCCTCCTTATTAAAAAGTTTCCATCAATTTAGAGCTTACAAGACTAGCATAATCTTCGGCTAATTCTTCTTTTGTCATATAGTTTCCGAAACAAATTTCAGCCTTGTAATTTTCTTTAGCGGTTAAGAAAAGATTAATAAACCATTTAGCCTCGCTTACTTTTTCGATGTCAACCAGATTTTTTTCTCTGATTGATGCCAGATAATTGTTTTCGCTTTCTTTGTTGAGCTTCAGACTGAGATTTAATGATTTGATTACGCCATCTTTAATGTCCTGTGCCCATGCGATCTGCTTTGCGGAACCTTTTGTGATTTCTCCCATATGCTTTGCTTCCTTCCATGCTTTTTTTAATCCTTCGGAGATGCAAAGACCTGCCTTTCTTTGTATCTCCTCTCTTGATTTACTCACATTATACATGATAATGACTATTAAGTCAAGAGAAAAATACACGAAAATATATTATTTTTTTCTTGATATTTATTTCAAAATAATGTACTATATATTTATAACGATTAAAGGAGGTTTCAAAATGGAAACACGAGCAAGAAAAAGAAGTAACATATATAAAGGTAGTATCTCATATAGTAATTTATGGGACACGTTAGAACGCAGAGGGTTAAAGCGTTCCAACCTATTAGATAAGGAAAGTTTTAATCTTTCCCCGGCACTGGTCAATAAGTTGCGGCACGACAGAAACGTGAATATAGATACAATTATGTATTTGTGCGAGAAATTGGACTGCCAGGTGTGCGACATCGTAGAATATAAAAAATAATATATTTTCGTGTATTTTTTTTGACATAATAGTCATTATCATGTACAATATGATTAAATCAAGAGAGGAGATATAGAGAAATGAAAAATTTTGGAGAAAAGCTAAAGGGACTAAGGGAAGAACGCAACTTATCCCAAAAAGAACTCGGCGACAAAATGGGAGGAATAACACAACAGACCATAGCACAGTACGAAAAGAAAGAGACCGTTCCGAAATTTGAAACTGTCTCAAAAATAGCTAACGCACTAGAAATTAATCCAAATATTTTTTATTCTGATTTTTCGCAATCTACGGCGGATGATTCGGAAGAAATCGGAGAAAGAATAAAGGAATTGCGAAAAAGCAAAGGGGTAAGCCAAAAAGAACTCGCTCAAAAAGCTGGACTATCTATTGGCTCTATACAGGGGTATGAGCAGGGACGATATAATCCGAAATTGGAGGCGATCGTGAAGATGGCGGATACACTAGAAGTTGAGCTTGACAATTTTTACGATGCTTTATTACAGCACGGCGAAAATGTCTCTATTGGTGGGAAAATCAAAGCTATGCGTCTACAAAAGGGAGTTTCACAGGCGGCACTTGCTAAATGTCTAGGTGTTTCAGCTGCCATGATTTACCAGTACGAAGTCGGAAAAAAGAAGCCAAAGGTAGAGACCTTATCAAAAATCGCAGGCGCTCTAGGTGTCGATTTAAAAGTTTTTTATGACGATTTGCCACAAAAAACTATGGAATTAAAAAGATACGAAAACATAGCATTGGTTAACGAATTTGAAATTGCTTGTTTTCGCTTGGTTAACTTTCCGGACAGTGAAGAAATAACCGAGAAATACGAAAAGCTTAGAAAAAAGCTAATAGACAGGCTTAGTTGTATGTAGATAGCAGCACCCGCCCCGGAGGTACGAAGGCAGGAAGGGAAATAAATGAAAAGAGCCGCTTTGTACGTGCGAGTAAGCACGCAAGAGCAGAAGAACAGTGGATTGTCCGTTGATTCGCAGATAGATGCGCTTGAAAAATATTGCGAGGAGCAGGGTTATACGGTTGCTGGCATTTATAACGATGCCGGCATATCTGCACGTAAAAAATATACAAAACGCCCTGCTCTTTTACAATTACTTGAGGATTGCAGGCAACATAAGATTGATATAATACTCTTTACACGCCTTGACAGGTGGTTTAGAGCCGTTGCAGGGTACTACGAGGTACAAAGTGTCCTTGATGCGTGTAAAGTGCCTTGGAGGGCCATCTGGGAGGATTATGAGACGGAGACAAGTCAGGGAATATTTAAAGTAAATATTATGCTGTCCGTAGCGCAGGCAGAGGCAGACAGGGACAGCGAGAAAATACGGTCTGTTATGGAATTTAAACGGAACAACAAGGAATATATTGGCGGAAAAGTGCCGGTAGGTTATCGCATAGAAGAGAAAAAGATTGTAAAAGACGAAAAGACGCGAGGAATAATTGAGGATATGTTTGAGCATTACTTTCAGACCTTCTCAAAAGCAGGAACCGCCGACTATATTTTGAGTAAATACCCAGATTTTGCAAGGACAAGAACAAGGTTGGTTAAGATTATGTCCAGCCCGGCTTATCGCGGCGAAATGTATGGAGTAAAAAACTACTGTGAGCCGTACATCACAGAGGAGCAGGCGCAAAAAATCAACGAGGTATCCAGCCAAAAAACTTGGACGGATTGTAAAAGGCGCATCTATATTTTTTCTGGCCTGATGAAATGCCCGCTTTGCGGTTGCAGACTTTCCGGGTGTGCGATAGGCAAAAAAGAAAAAAAGTACAAAGTATATCATTGCCCCCACTCTGTCGCACAAAAGCACAAGACCTACACGCGATCAGAAAAAAAATTAGAAACATATATGCTCAATCACATCGAAGAAAAAATACAGTTAGATGTATTAAGAGCAGAATGTCGTGTGAAGGCAGGTGGAAACGATGCGGAAAAGAGAAAGAAAAAATTATCCAGTGAGTTGGGAAGAATTAATAAAATGTTTGAAAAAGGCAGGATAACAGAAGAATACTATGACGAAAGATATGAGGCTATATCAAAGGAATTAAAAGAACTATCCCAGACCGCCGCAACGGAAGAACTAGAAACTAAGAAAAAAATACAAAGCAGATTTCCTGAAGGTTGGAAAGACATGTATATGCAGTTAGACGAACAAGGCAAGCAGGTGTTTTGGAAAAGTATTGTAAAAGAGATAAAAATATCCCCCAACGAGTTTGTGGAGGATATTATATTTTTTTAGTTTTTGTTATGTAGTAACTAGCCGTAACCACCAGATTAAAGCTAGTTACTACATAACTAAATATAAAAAATAAAGGAGATACAGTTACATTATATAAAAAGAAAGAGGATGTTTCAAGCACCCTCTTTTATTTTTCGCAAAACTGACCGATATTCTCGCGGATACATTGCTTCTATGGCTTTCATGTGTTCATCAAGTACGTGTAATAAATGCTCAAAGTCTGCGTTTCGGGCGATTTCTTTAAACTCAGAATCCGGCTCGGAACTGTAAGAGTAGTATGATATGTTGGGAGATAGTTGGTTCGGTTGTTGATTGCTCATTAAATTGTTGCGTACATTGTATAAAATTGAAAGCCGTTCGCAAGTGGCGTAGGTTGTTTTTCCTGCCTCTAATGCCGCAATTTCGGCATTAATTTCGCTCATATTAATCATTGCGGCACCTCTTTCTCTTATCGGTCTAATTCTGCTAACGCTCTGCCTAACGCCGCCTGATCTGTGCTAGACAGATTACTGTCATGCATCATGTCTTTAATGGTCTCTTTTACCTGCATTTTTGCATCGTTGTAAGAGTAATGGCCTCTCACATAGTGCTGACCTCTACGGGCATTGCTATAATCACCGTAATCCATGTCAGGATAACGCCCGCGACTGTATCTTTCTGACGTGTCCCAGTCGCCGCCACGGCTGTATTCGCTGCCGCCTTCCAGATACATGATTTTGTCGATATTTTTAATTGTGTCTGTCAATTTGTGGACCGCCTCCAAATCTCCGGCGCTCATATCGCCTTTGTTTGAAATCTCGTCCAGCTCTCTGCACATCATTTTTTTTAATTTGTGTAATGATTCCATTCTTTGCCCTCCTTTACGCTACTCTCTCGACGATTAAATTGCTATTGGCTATATTAACTGCCTGCGTAGATGTATTTTCGACTGCGATCGTTATGCAGCACCCGCGCGGAACGTCAATAAATGCCGCCGTAAATACATTAAAATATTCGCCTACGGCCGCGGGTGTTACGATTGCTGTCGCACTATTTAATGGTTCTCCGGCGATTGCCAGGGCAATAGAAATAGGTGTCACAGTTCCACCGGCGGGTATGGCGATATTAGCCCCGAAGCTGACCTTATAGCGCGCCCTGCACTGGTTTGTAAGGCCTCTAAGGGTCACAATTCCTGCCCCCTCCCGGTGTGTAATACAGCTACCGCACTTTACGGCTGTCTCTGTGAGCGGTAAATTCTGCCCCGCTGCCACGGTTACGATATTGCTATTAGTAAATTCTGCCACGTTATCACTCCTTTTTTTAATAATAAACGGCGGAACGATCGCCCCGCCGCTATAAGCATCATCGGCACAAGCCGAACAATCCCGTCAACGCAGGAAGCTGCTAATTATAAAATTTTAGCATCCGCAACCGGTATTGCACCCACAGTTACCGTACTGATATGGTGCGGAAACCGGAAAAGCTGGCACCGGTCTAGGGTTGTAGTAAGTAAACTGTCCCTGCATATACGCCTTTAAGGTTTCATTCTGTGATGCCTGAGAAGCCGCTAACTGTGCCGCAAATAACTGCTGATTCTGCTCGGCAATCTTAGCGTCCTTAGCTTCGATTCTCTGTGCTGTAAGAGCATCGAGGATGGCTCTGGCGTTGTTATTCTGGTTGTCAATGATGTCTCTTGTGTTGTTTGCGTTGTTGAAATTTGTCTGGCAGAAGCCGTTTGTAACTTCCTGCTGGATTGCATTGGTATTCATCGCCATATTGTAGTTAACGCCTGCGATAGCCTGCTTGTTGTCACAGCAGCACTGTGCTAACTGTGCCTGCAAAGCGTTAAAGCTCTGCATATCTGCAATCTGTCCCTGCTGGATTGCATTTCGTGTATCATAGCCGTTCTGCTGGATTGTGCTATTTGTTCCTGCAAATCCGTTGAGAAGAGAGGTATTCATCGCATAAAATCCGTCACAAATACCGCTGTTGATGGCATCGCCCTTGCGCTCAAGGGAAGAAATACCGCTATCAATCTGGCGCTGTAAGGTTGCGAAATCAGAAGCTAATACATAGTTATCTACCGCACCTCCGCCGCCGTTATTCCATCCATTTCCGTTTCCCCATCCACAGAAGATGAAAAGGAAAAGAATGATAATCCACCAAGCACCGTTACCCTCGCCAAATGCGCCGTTATTGTTGCCTGTGACTGCCGCCAAATCTGCCGGGCTCATTCCATCTGTTGTTAATCCCATGAAATCACTCCTTTTTTATTTATTTAAAACCCTTTAAAAGGTTTTGGAACTGTGTTGCCATACCCTGCAACTGGTTATACTGTTGCTGGCTCATTTGCCCGCTATTTAGCAGGTTTTGCACTTCCTGCTTCGGGTCCCCCTGAAACTGCTGTCTGAACTGTTGAAACTGCTGTATCATCTGCATTGGATTGAGATTCATTTAATACCCTCCTTCTTAGCGTCTCCATTTGCCTTTCTAAGGCGTTTAAGCGTTCCTCATAGTTGATTGGTTGGCTAGACTGTGAAAGCTCCACTGTGGGCGAATCCGTGCCTTTACGCTTATACTCAAACACCTCTAAAAACGGCCTGCCCGTCTGGTCTGCTCTTTTTTCGTAAAAAACTGGCGCCTGACTGTCCCATAGGCGGACAAAAGAATTTGGTGCCACTAAATATGCCTCCGCCGCACCCTGTCCTTGAACCCAAATCCGCTCATCGGGATTGGATTGTTGTTGCATTTGTTGGGGTGGCGCCTGCTGTTGTTTTAGTCGATTTAGTTGGTCAAGATAATCCGGCTGTGGGTATTGCGAGTACTGTGGATATTGTTGTGGATATTGTGGATAACCGAACATTTATTTTCCTCCTTCCCTCCAGTAATATATTGGTGTCATTGCTCCGCTGTCCCACGTATCGTAGTAATTACCATCAATTACCGCTATAACGTGCCCTGACAGCGCCAAAATATAAGCCCCTTCCGGGTGGTTGTTTGCAAATTCTGAGACGGTACAGGTCATGTATTCGTCTGGGATTATATAACGGCTAAAACCATTGTCTTTGAGGTATGCGCCCCACACTGCGTTAGCTGAGGGCATATCTGACAGCATCAAGCCGTACAGCGCAAGCTGTATGTACGTTTCTTCCCACGTTTGCCCCGTAGCCTTTGAGATAGCACGCACAGTACAATCTCCCACTTTTGCCGCCGCGGGATTCGGATTCCAGTATTGATACATCTCTCCACCCTCCTTATAGTTTTATTATCGCAAAAAAATAAGCGCACCGCCACGAAGACAGCACGCTTATTTCTGCGTAATTTTTAAATTATCTTTAGTTTCTTAAAGGCTGTTTATGTACGGGATCGTGCCGGGAACTAATAAAATCTTTTCCACAGCGCAGCTCCACAGCCCTTGTAATCCTCTCGTGCTTATATCCATTTTCTCGGCGGCTTGCTCCTGCGTTAATCCGTCAAAAAGCAAGTACTGTACAGTTTCGCGTTCCCGCAAGGTTAAGCGGGCACACGACAAGGCATAATCAATAAATTGTTTATCGCCTAATTTCCAGAGTTTTTTTATCAAACTTCTGTTCACTGTATCACCTCAAACACGCAAAAATTACGTAAATTTATTTCGTTTTGTCCAGTCCTAAAATCGCTCTAACCTTGTCCGGGAGCAAATCAGGGTTAATTTTGCCGATGTTTTCCACGATAGAGCCAAGCTCCATCAAAATGATGTAGACGCACACTCCTGCGGCAATAGGCACCTGAAAGCCTAAGTCTACATATTTCTGAGCGTAGTCGATAAGATACGCAAGCACTACAAGCATAATGGAGCCAAGTTTGTGATACAATCCTCTACGCATCTCTGACGATTTCCAGATATGATTAGCACAAGCAGAAATATTTCCACTAATCGAATCAAACACAATAAATAAACAAGTTAATAAGGGTAACATAATATCTACCATCTCCATTCCTCCTTAAAAATTATTTTTCTTTTGTTTTTATAAATTAATTAAAGCCCTATTTAGTTAATTAAAAATTGCAGACATATTGCGAATATAATCGTCATGAATTGATTTTACCGCATCATTATAAGCCACAAAATCGTGCATATTCATACATAGAGCTTTACCATTCTTAACCAGTTCTGACACATGAGATACTACTTTCTCAAAAGCTTCTTGTGTAATCCAATCTGCGTCATATCCAAACGTGTGCATAAATGGCATAATAAGTGGCACATTTCCATCTACAAGAGAATCTATTGTGGCATTAAACTCGTCAGCACCATTATAACTTCCTAAACCAATCGGAACTACAATTCTTGTGTCATACGAATTTTCGTACATTGATTTTTTAAGTGAAACTCCATTTTTGATAAAACCAGAACAACGCACATAGTCAATCTTATAAGAGGATAATATCTTTTCCATTGTGTCTGAATATTTATGACCACTACAAGAAATCATAGTCGGATTATATACACCGACAGTTTCTAATCCACCCAATTTTTCTGCAATATTCGCAGTTAAATTTTGGATGCCCTCATCAGTTGAATAATCCCATGTATGATTACCAAGATAAGGTGATATATCATATCCCATTCTAATAAGTTCTTTTGTGATTTCATAATTATTGGTTGCTACCTCAACGACATTTCCGACAAAGCCATATTTTTTTAATATTGTAAAACGAGCGTCAATCTCAACCACTTGGTCAAAGTCAAAAACTACAACAGGGAGAATTTTTTTCCCGTATGCCGATTCGTTATATTTTAAAAACTTTTTTTCAAACCGACCGTTAAATAGCTTAAAATTCACTTTGGAGAAATCACTTGTCTTAGATTCACCACGTACATAGGCGATATTTTCTGGAATGATATATCCCACCTTTACCCCATTCACGTTGAATACTGATGGACTCAGCAAAGAAACGTATTTACCATCCTTATCATAGGTCGCTAACTGACCAAAATTGACTAAATCACCATTTTCGACAAAATAATATGTATTATTTTGCGTCACTGGAATAGCTTTGAATGTATGATACCCGTCCGTTTTATAACTGTCATTGATTGTTTGACCAGCCCAGTTTGAGGGTCTTTTATTTGCTATAACAGACGAGTTGTCGAGTAAGTTTTTGGATAATTCTATTCCATTTACAGATTTGCTTAAATCGCTTAAATCTTCCTTTATTAAACCAATTTCTCTCTTTAGTGGGCCAAGGTCTTCTGTTGTTTTCCCATGTTTTGAGAGTATATACGCCTCATCTCCCGTTAAACCGCTTTTTCTCATGCTTTACACCTCCCTAAAGTAAAAACCACCTGCTATCAGGGGCATAAAAGCCATATAATTCCCCTGTGTCTACACATAACGCCGTTGAACCACTTGCAACATAATGAGGTAATTTATCTACTTCGGAAGACTTCCCCCAGTAATATCGCTTGCTTCCGTCCGTATCTATGCAATCCCAGCCGCCTAAATCGTGTATAATATCTCCTTTGCGGTATGTCTGCCCGTCAATAATTATTGTCCCACTAGCTATCATACTTTCGCCTCCTTATGCATAAATTGTATCAGATATCCTCTGCATCTTCGTAATCTGGAAGTGTTTTGAGATACTTATAAGCATCTTCAATAGTCATATTCTCTTCATACTCTTTCTCATATGTAACAGCGGCTCTGTACGGTCTGTCACCGTTGCTTTCCATAGCTCTACCAATCTCATCTACATAAGATACTA